GACAAGTATGACGAAAGTTACTTACAAGACAGGCTAGATGATGTTTACGATGAATATAATCAAATCTTCAACAAAGAACCTTCTGACATCATTAAAGATAGTATGACGACACAAGAAAAAATAGACAAAATTGTTGATGCAATTCAAGAGGGTGGTAGCGGTGTTTAACGAACGCATTGCTATAGCCCTTGAAGGCATTCAAAAAGAACTCAAGCGTCTGAATGACACAAACCCTAGTAATCGAGCAAAAGCGAAACAGAAAGAACCTGAGAAGAAAGAGTTTAAACCTAAAAACTTCATCTGAGGTGGTACTTATGTCAAAACGTGAAGCAGTTGGTCCTGGCGTTACCGCGCCAATATCTCGTCAGTAGGATACGTTAACCTACTCGACCTCAGTAAGTCGTTAAACTGCTCATTATTAAAAAATACTGAGCGGGCTTAAATCAAATGCGAATATCAAATATATCTAGCACACTAATTGGGCTTAATTGACTAATTGGGGTGCTATTTTTATGCGATTAAACATTGAATTTAAGACTGAACGGGAGGATAAACAAATGAAATTAAATGACAAACTAAATCTAAATTTACAATTCTTCGCTGACAATGACGAAGGTGAACCTGGACAAAGTAATGATAAGAAGCCAGAAAACAATAGCGATCAAGAGCAAGAAACATATACAAGGAGCGAAGTAGATTCTCAAATCAGTAAAGCTGTCGAGACTGCTCTTTCTAAACGTGATCGTAAGCACCAGCAAGAACTAGACAAAGCTCGTGAAGAAGCTAAAAAAGAGGCTGAAAGCTACGCTAAGTTAACTGAAAAAGAGAAGAAAGACAAAGAAATTGAGAAACGCGAACAAGCCTTAGCTGAAAAGGAAAAAGAATTTAAATTGCGTGAACTCAAAGCTGATGTAGAGAGTGACTTAAAAGAAAAGGGGCTACCTACTTCGTTTGCAGAGTCTTTAATTCATTTGGAAGATAATGAACAAATTAATGATGTCGTTAATTCGATTAAAGAAGATTTCGACAAAGCTGTACAAGAGCAAGTTAAAGAAGCTACACGTCAATCAACACCTTACGGACAAGGTAGTGACGTATCTTCTAAAAAAGAAACATCTAAAAGTTTTGCAGAAATAGCAAGACAAAATAGAATAATTCAATAAATTGGAGGCATTTTAAATGGTAAAAGTAAACCCACAAACATTCAATCCAGATAATGTAATGATGCATGAGCACAAAGAAGGGGAATTGTTAAACGATTTCAACGAGCCTATTCTTTTAGATGTATTGCAAAACTCTAAAATCATGCAATTAGGCAAATACCAAGATATGGGCGGAAAGTCAGAGAAAAAGTTCACTTACTGGGCAGATAAACCAGGCGCTTACTGGGTAGGAGAAGGTCAAAAAATCCAAACTTCTAAACCTAGCTTACTTGAGGCGTCTATGCGTTCTCATAAATTAGGTGTTATCATCGTTGCTTCTCGTGAATACTTAAACTACACTTACTCTCGTTTCTTCGAAGCAATGAAACCTCAAATCGCTGAACAGTTCTATAAAAAGTTTGACGAAGCAGGTTTATTAAATGTAGATAACCCATTCAAACAATCAGTAGAACAATCAGCTACTGCAGCTAACAATGTAGTAAAAGGTGATATCACTTTAAAAAATATCTTAGCTTTAGAGGACACTTTATTAGAAGATGATGTTGAAGCTAACGCTTTCTTATCTAAAACACAAAATCGCACTGCGTTACGTGGAGTTCGTGATGAAGATACTAAAGAAAGCTATTATGACCGTGCTAACAACACACTAGACGGACTTCCAGTTGTTGACCTTAAATCAGACCAATTTAAAAAAGGTGACTTATACGCTGGAGACTTCAACAAAGTGTTTTATGGCATTCCTTACAACATGTCTTACAAAATTTCAGAAGATGGTCAATTATCAACAGTACAAAATGCTGACGGTTCACCAGTAAACTTATTCGAACAAGAATTAATCGCTTTACGTGTAACTATGGACGTTGCGTTCCATATTGCAGATGATAAAGCATTTGCTAAATTAACAGCTGGTTCTGGTTCAACTGGTGGAAATACTGAAACCGTATAATTAATCTAGGAGGTCTTACAATGGCTTATTCTTACAAAGTAGTTCGACCGTTCATAGATAAAGAAGATGGTAAAGAGTATAAAGTAGGAGATGAATTCCCTACTGATATTACTAATGAACGTGTCGAACAACTATTCCATAAACAAAACGTATATAACGAGCAATATATCGCTTTAGATGTAGATGCTAAAGCAACAAAAGCTGAATTGTTAGAAATAGCTGAAAAACATAATGTAGATGTATCAAAAGACGATACGAAAGCGGTAATTCTTAAAAAGTTGGAGGGATAACATGGCAGTATTAGAAAATGTCAAAAAGTTACTCTCTATCAATGATGATAAGCAAGATGAACTACTCGAAATAATCATAAACAATACAGAAAAGCGTTTGATTAGTTTACTTCCTGTCGATATAGAAGAAGTTCCGGAACGATTGGAATACATTATCGAAGAAGTAGCAGTCAAACGCTTTAATCGTGTTGGCGCTGAAGGTATGACACAAGAAAGTATTGATGGTCGTTCTAATACTTTTCAAAGTAATGATTTTGATGAGTATATGGACGTTATCGATGCTTTGTTTCCTAAAGAGACAAGTAAACGTGGTAGAGGTGTTTTCTATTGAGATACAACAAACGTGTGAAGTTCTCTAAGGAAATTAAAGGTGGTTATAACACCAAAACAAGTAAGTACGATGTTAAGGAACAAGTGTACAGCGAAGTTCCTTGTAATATATCTCCTTTATCCCCGCAACGTACTAATCTTGAGTATGGAGATGTAACCAAATATATTAATGTCATTCGTTTAAATGGTCATTTTGAGCCACAAGTTACACATGCTTATATCAAAGGTGTAAAACACATTATTACTAAACGTATCGATTATGAACATGACACTGTATTCTACGTTGAGGAGGTTAGTTGATGGCTAATGATATTGACGCTCTAATCAGCAGACTAGAGTACATGCACGACAACATCGATGACGATGTAGAGGAAGTCCTAAAAAATAACGCTGGAGAATTCGCTAGAGATACTGTTGTAAGTGCTAAGTCAGTTATGAACAAAGGTTACTGGACAGGAAACTTAGCGCGTATGATTAGAGATACTAAAGAAGGCAACATGAAGTACGCTGTGACCTCTAACGCTGGGTATAGTGGATTTTTAGAATACGGTACACGCTACATGGCTCCTGAAACGTTTATGTTCCCTGTTTATGAAAGATATACAAGGAAAGTCAGAGAGGACCTCGAGAGATTAATAAACGGTAAAACGGGGGGCATGTAATGAAACAATCAGCTAAACTTCAACTATTCAACTACTTATATGAAAAATTTAGTGAAATTGGTGTCCCTGTAATTGAAACTAAAGAACTTAACCAAGAGCTTAAATATCCTTTTATTGCTATTCAAACTACTACAGATAGCATGAACGTGTTAACTTTTGACAGTTTCGGTGGTAATCCTACCGCTACCGTTCATTTGTGGGGGTTAGATGATGATAAAGGGATAAACGATAACTTGCTTATGCAAGTTCAAAATATCATGTTAGACGATATTCAACTCGATGGTTTTAGTTTGTTTAATCCACAGTTAGATATCAACGAATCTATCGAAATAGAAAGTAATCAAGCATTATCACATATAACAATAAATATCGAATACACAAGTCATTAATTGGCTTGTTTTTTTATACAATTTTTTAGGAGGGCAAAACCTATGGCAATTAAACAAGGTACTGATGAGTTAGTCTTAATCCGTAAGGCTGGCGATAAAAAAGATGCAAATAAAGTAATGTGGGTAACAGAATTAGAACGCGAAACTGAAAAAGATAGAGATACAGAAGCTACTGTTGATGGTCCTGTTAACTCTGGAGGTACTTTAGAGTCTACTGTAACTATCACTTGCTATATGAATCAAGATGATACGTTATGCGATGAAATCGAGGACGCTACAGAAGAAGATGTACCATATGAATTATGGGTAATTAACAAAAAAGTGAAAAATTCGGAAGGTAAATACAAAGCTGAATATCGTCAAGGTTATTGGAATAGTATTGACCGTACAAATGACGCTGATGATATCGCAGAATTCGAAACAGAATTTGGTGTATATCTCAAAAAGAAACGTGGATGGGCTACTTTACCAGAACAAATCGAGAAAAACAAAGCAGCTTATGGCTTCCACGATACTATTGCCGCAGATCCTGCTAACGATGGTCTTGCTTCAGAAGATATCCCACAACCTAACCAACCTAGCACAGTAGAAAGTGTATAACAATGAGGGCCTTAAAGCCCTCTTTTCTTTTTGACTAATAAAATAAAGTGAGGTAATTAAAAATATGGAAATCAAATTTAACGGTAAAACAATCGAATTATCATTTGGATTAAAATTCTTAAACATCATTGATAAAGAAATGGGCATGGAAGCTGAACAAGTTAACTTTGGTAAAGGTACAGAAATGTTAGTACCTGCATTAGAAAGCCACAGTGTAGTAGATGTTGCAAAAGTGATTAAAGCTGCAACAGCACAAGAAAAAGGCGCTCCTAAAACAGAAAAAGACTTAGAAGAAGTTGTTGAGAATGTTATTGAAAATACTGGTCTTGAAGAATTCTGTAATGAAGTTATCGAGGAACTGGGAAAGCGTGTTTTAACCCAAAACCTCGTTCCGAAAAAATACAAAAAGAACAGCAAGAAGTAGAGGAAGAACTTTTAACGTTTGATCGTATTGTTATCTTATGCATGAGTAAGCTCAAAATATATGATTTAGATGTTATAGAGCGAATGACACTTAGAGAGTTTAACTATCGTATGTACGCCTTAGAATATGAACAACTAGATAGAGATATGGATATGTACAAACTAGCATTTGCTATTAGAGACGCTGCTGCAGAGAAAAAGAAATGTGGCGGTAAAAAAGGCGAAACAGAATATCGCTTCAAAAGTGCCGATGATATTATGCATTATCAAGAAAACATTCAACGATTAAACAAAGGTGAACCTGTCAAATTCGCTTCAGAAGCTAAATTTGAGGAAAATAAACCACCAAAAGACTTACTACAACAAATTGCAGAATTAAATAAATAAGGAGGTGGGAACACGTGGCAGAAGCTAATTACAGTATTAAGGCGACAATAGAAGCTAACGCTAAGAAATTTAAAAGTGCTATACAGGCAGCTAAAAACAGTGCAGAACGCTTTAAGAGTACTATGGAGAAAATCAAAGACAACGAAATTGATGCAGACTCTTCTGGTGTGAAAAGAGCGGTAGAAAGTGCTAAGTCAGCTATGGAATCATTTAACAACACTAAAGCAGAAGGTAACTTAGATGTTGATATTGATGAAGTTAAATCTAAAGTTGCTATCGCAGAAGAATACGTAAGAAAATTCGACGCTTACAGAGGAGACGCTGAACTTGACGCTAATGTAACGAGCGCAAAAGCTAACATCGAAGAAGCACAAGCATATTTAGAACGCTTTGACGGTTCAACAGCTAATGCACATGCCGATGTGGACGCTAGAAGGGCAATTACAACATTATCGAAGTTACAGATAGACCTAGATGCGTTTGATGGTAACTCTTACAGTGCTCATTTAGATGCAGATGCTACAAAAGCTCGTGCAGCTATAGCAGAAGCTAAGAAGTCGCTCAATAGTTTTGCTAGGCAAAAAGCGAAAGCTACTGTAGAAGTTAACGAAGGCGCTGCAGTTTCTAAAATTTTAGCGCTTAAAGCAATGTTACGTTCAATTCCTAACCGAATACACACTAGGATAGATGTTGATTCAGATAAAGCGCAAGGTGTATTTAGAGCAATGGTAGCTGGTATTGATAGTTCTATGAACTCATGGAATGCTTTAGCTACACGCATCAGAACAATTGGTACCGTAATTTCTAACACGATAAAGGGTTCTTTAATTTCCAATATAACGTTGGTAGTTCCTATCATTGCTTCGATGGTTCCTGCATTATTTGCTGTTCTTAACGCTATCGGGGTTGTAGCTGGTGGAGCTGCAGGATTAGCGGCTGCATTCGGTGTTGCTGCAGGTGGCGTTATGGGATTTGGAGTTATGGCTGCAAGTGCTATTAAAATGCTTAACGATGGAACCCTACAAGCTACAGCTGAAACGAAAAAATATGAAAGTGCCTTACAAGGCGTTCAAGATGCTTGGCAAGGTATTATAGAGAAAAACCAAAGTCAAATTTTTAACACAATGGCTAATGGCTTAAACATGATTAAAGTGGGGTTAGCAGGTTTATCTCCTTTTATTAGTGGCGTGTCTAAAGGAATGGAACAAGCAAGTGCTAAAATGCTTGATTGGGCTAAAAACTCTCAAGTTGCACAAAAGTTTTTCCAAATGATGGGCACAACAGGAGTAAGAATATTCAATAATATGCTAAGTGCAGCAGGCAATTTTGGTAGTGGTGTAGTAAGTGTTCTCACACAACTAGCGCCACTTGCAGATTGGGCTGCAGCTGGATTTAAACGAATGGGACAAGCTTTTAATTCATGGGCTCAATCTTCTGCAGGACAAGAAGCTATTAAATCATTTGTAGAGTATACTAAACAGAATTTACCGTTAATTGGTCAGATATTTGGTAATACTTTCAAAGGTATATTCAACCTTATGAAAGCATTCGCACCTAACACTCACTCTATTTTAGAATCACTTGCTCAAATGTCTGAAAAATTCGCATCATGGAGTGCTACCGTTGCTAAATCAGATGGATTTAAGAAATTTATGGATTACGTTAACACTAACGGTCCAAAACTAATGTCATTACTGGGTAACTTAGTAATGATTATCATTAACGTTGCTACTGCTATGGCTCCGTTAGCTGCAAAAGTTTTAGATGTAGCTATTGCTATGACAGAGTTTATCAAAAAATTAACAGCTGCACATCCAGCAATTGGTATACTTTTAGGATTAATTGCTACATTAGCAGGTGTACTCATGACACTAGGTCCACCTATCTTATTTGTTATCGACTTTATCGGAACGTTTATTAAAGCATTTACAGGTGCGGGAAAGGTTATAGAAGGGCTTATGTCTGTAGCTTCGGCATTGGCTCCAGTATTCGAAGGGATAGCAGCTGCTATTGCAGCTATAGATGCGCCAATAATTTTAATTATTGCAGGAGTAGCAGCACTTATAGCTATATTTGTTGCTTTGTGGAATTCCTCAGAAGTATTAAGAAATGCTGTTAGTGACGCGTGGAACGCTATTAAAGATGCAGTAGGGAACGCAATACAAGCTGTTATTGGATTTTTAGGAGATTTGCTTTCTCAAGCTCAAGATATCATGGGACCTTTAGTTCCTATATTTAAAAACGCTTGGGATAATATTGTAAAAGTTGTAGAAACGGCTATTCAGTTGATTTCTCCGATTGTTTCTCAAGGTTTTCAAGCGTTAGTAGCTGTAGTGAGTACAGTATGGACAGTAATTACAACTGTAATCAAAGTAGCTTTTGATATTATCATTGGCATTATTACCGTAGCTTTACAGTTACTTAGTGGCGACTGGTCGGGTGCTTGGCAAACAATATTAAAAGTTGGTCAAAATATTTGGCAAAACATTGTTTCTGCAGCTCAAGTTATATGGGATATTTGGAGTAAATATTTACAACAAACTTGGCAAAACGCAGTCAACTTTTTCAGTACAATATTTGGCGCGTTAATTGGTATTGCAAGTTCTATTTGGAATGCAATAGTCAATGCCGTTATCTCTGTAGTTAGTGGATTGGGAACTTTCTTATCTAATATATGGAGTGCAATTGTTGCTATGGCACAATTCCAATGGAACGTTTTAGTAACGGTAGCACAAACGATATGGACTGCTATTGTTACAGTAATAACAACTATAATAACAACATTAATTACAATTATTACTACAGTTTGGACGGCGATAGTTACAGTTACGCAAACTATTTGGACAGTTCTTGTTACTATTGCACAAACTATTTGGACTGCGATATCAACGGTCGTTATGACTATCGTTAATATCATCGTTACTATCGTTACAACAGCTTGGACAACGATTTCTACTGTAACATCTACTATATTTGGTGTTATTTCTACCATAGCATCTACTATATGGAATGCTATCAAAGGAGTTATACAAGGTGTAGTTACAATTATCGTTGGTATCGTCAGTGGAAGTTGGGCTAGATTAAGCGCTATTACAAGTTCTATTATGACTTCAATTTCTTCTTTAATAACTTCTTTATGGAATTTAATTAAAAGTACAATTATAAACGCTGTAATGGGTGCTGTTCATGCAGCAGTTAGCGGATTTATGAATATGCTTAGTTCTATAGGTTCAGCTATGCGTGGTATTGTTAACGCAGTCATTAATGGTATGCATAATGTTGTGAATAATGTTAGAAATGGTGTGACTAATGCAGTAAATGCTGTCAAAAACTTTGTAGGTCAATTCGCTAGTGCCGGAATGGATTTAATGCGTGGTTTAGTTAACGGTATCAAACAAGGTATGTCTTGGGTAGTTAACGCTGCAAAAAATGTAGCTCAAAGTGCAGTAAATGCTGCTAAAAGCGCATTAGGCATTCACTCTCCATCAAAAGTGTTCAAAGGAATTGGTGGTTACACAATGGAAGGTTTCGCTATTGGTATTAATAGTGAAGGAAAAAGTGTGATATCAGGTATGGGTGCAATGGCTCAAAGAGTATCTGATGCTTTTGATCCAAGTCTAAATGTACCAAGTATACAAAGAGACCTTAAGAGTGCGAGTGCATCAGCTAATGCTAATATTACTCATACTCATGAATATAAAACAAACCCATCACAACGTGTTGTAACCGTTAAAATGGATGTTAACAACGACGCTTTAACTGGTATAGTCAACGGACAAAATGCAGATAGAGATGCCACATTCACATTCTAGGAGGTCAGGCAATGGATTTAGAAATTAAACAAAAAGATGGCACTAAATACAAGTTGTCTGACTTCGGTTTTCGAGTGAAAGATATTGTCATCGAAAGCCCGGAGATAGAGGACAACTATGAAACAAAAGAAAACACAAGTGGTCGTATGTTACTTAGTAGTCAGTACCGTAAAAGGAAAATTACGGTACCTTGCTATGTTGTTAGTACAAAACTTAATGATATACCAAGATTACGAGATAAATTCTATGATTTAACAGTAAACACTGAACCTGTATGGATTAGAGAACTTAGATATGCCGAAGAGCATAATTACAAGTTTTTACAACCGACGAAAGATGACTATCAATCATATGATAAATATGGTTATCCAGTATTCGATCATAATATGATGAACGATAATTACTATACTAGTGGTAAACAGTATCAAGTTAAATGTTCATCAGTAATAACACCTGATAACAAAGGTAATGTGATTAACTTTGACTTAGTTTTTGAAACAATTGAAATACCATTTGCAGAGAGCATTGGTACTTCTTTAGATTTAGAGAACAAACCTAACAAAGCGTTATGGTCTAATGATATGTTAGTACCATTTGACGAAGAAAATGACAAAAGAACATACACTTTTACTAATATTTGGAATAACAGTGTTTATTACCACGGAAATGTACCTAATAACGAATTTAAACTCTATAAGAAAGTAACTATCGTTCTCGGTAAAAGTGTAAGCAGTAAAGAAAGTTTCCGATTTACGTTAGGAAAATCTGATTATATGAAAATCAGTAATATTAGTTTAAAAAAAGGCGACAAGATAGTGTATGACGGAGTTCAAACGTGGAGAAACGGCACTCCCATTAATCATCGTTGTACAAACGCACAACCTAAATTCTATCCTGGCTGGAATGATTTCGCTTTTAATCAACAGGTTAAGTCAGTAACTTTTGATATGAAATTTTATTATAAGTAGGTGGTTATTAAATGCCAGTATTATTTAGCCCTATAAGAGGAATAGGCGAGCCAGTTTATGTCACTACTACAACAACATCAAAGTTAGGTTCTGAAACAGTTGTACAATGCAAATTGCTTGAAGATAAATATAACTATAACGTTATACGAGGTATTGATAAACGCTGGACACTGACGCAGTTAACAGGCCCTAATGACAAGAGAGAATACGTTGCTTATATCATCGATAGACAAACACATGGTAGAAATCAAGAAGTGTCTGTAACCCTTCGAGAAAAGCCGATTGATATTATCAAAAGAAAAAGAGTGTATGACAAAATAGATGGTCCTCATAAACCACCCGACTTTTTCGAAAAGATATTTAAAGGGACTGGACTTAAATTTAAAGTGCCTGACAATATGTTTGTTTCTGAAATCAAAGATTCTGGCGAAGGAGAAAGCGTTGAGGATCTATTAAAAAAAGGATTAGAAGCATGGGATTTAGAGTTTGATATACATCATGATTACAAAACAAACACGTATATTTTTGAATTCACTCCGTATTTAGAGAAACAAGCAACTTATCATATTGATGATGAAATTAACGCAAACAATATGAAATTAGAAGAAGATAGTGGTCAGATGTATACCTATGTTAAAGGGTACGGTTCTTATACTGATGAAGAGGGTTTAGATGGTGCAGGTCTTATTGTTGAATTTGAGCACCCTAATATGAAAGATTACGGTAGATTTGATGCACCACCTGTTAAAGATGGTTCAATCACTGATCCTGATATTATGCGAGCTAGATTGCAAGCTGTTATTAATGCATCTATAAAACGCTCTTTAACTTTGGATTTTATAGCTTTGCGACAACATTATCCTAATGCAGTGCCTAGAGTTGCAGATATTGTTAAAGTTAAACATTCTATATTAGGTATAAATGAATTTATGAGAATTGTAGAAGTTAAAACTATTAGAGACGCTGAAAATAAGATAGTAAAACAAGACGTAACTTTAGGAGATTTCAATCGTCACAATCGCTATTTAGAACGAATTAGTCAAGCAGCACAAGTTGTAGGTGGTTTAGGTGGAGGATTTGCTAATTCATATCGAACAACTTATGCAAAAGCAAATGCAGCCATTACTTCTACAAGAAAGTCCATCGACTCTAACAAAGCATTGCACGGAAACGCCAATGGAATAAGAGCAATTGTAGAAAAAGACCACATACTAGAATATAACAGAAATGGTAAATTCCGAGTGTCTCATGATCGTGGTAAGACATGGCAAGTTATTGCAAGTGCTAAAAGTGGATTTAACAAATACGTAATACCAAAAGCAACAGATAAAACATCTGGACTGATGAGTAATAATGATAAAAAGAAAGTCGATAGACTTCACTATAATCGTCTCAAAATGCAAGGTGAAAACGGTAAGTATTACAACATTACAATAGATAAAGATGGAAAACTACAAGTTAAGGAGGCGTAGCAATGCGAAAGACTATCTACACAAAACTAGATACTTTATTTAGTTCGCGTTATGTTAGAGAAAACGAACTCAATTACATTGCTATAAGAGATATGCTTACTAATATCGAAGAAATATTAGTAAAGCATGGAAAAACTGAAAAGCGAGCACATAACGCTGAACAAATTGTATATACATTGCCTACTGGGCCTAATGTTACTGTAGGTCAAGAGTTAGGTTATCAAAGTAAACGAATAAGAAACTTAGTTTTAGGAACTATCGGTAATGGGCTTCAAGAAGTGAGAGATAGTCGTACATCAATTGACGCTCAAAATTTCCCTATACTTTCAGAAAGACTAAGACATGATTTCACTAGAATAGATGAAAAAATAGACAAAGAACTAAATGTGGCTGATGACGCTACTTATCTATTTACTCCTCCATTTATCGCTAGTGCAGAACAAGGTGTTAATGAAACACCTAATAATAACGATCCCGATGACAATAGAAAAGTGTTTTATGACAAATTTGTTGACAACAAGTATGTTACGAAAAAATATGTAGGTAAAGACCAAAGTAACAAGTACAATGTTTATGCTTATGATTTCAAACCTCAAAACTATACAAAAACTTTACTCATCACATCATGTATACACGGGAATGAATACAGCGCATTTTATGCTTTAAGTCGCTTTATGGATTTAGTCGTCAATGAATGGAGCAAGTATTCACAACTCGCTTATATACGTAAAAACGTTAGGGTGGTTATAGTTCCTATTGTTAACCCTTGGGGCTTTGCTAATAATGAACGCGAGAATGTAAATAATGTAGACTTAAATCGTAATTTTGATTATTATTGGTCAAATGGTAGTGGTACACGTTCTACTGGTAAAAACTACAAAGGGAGTAAGCCGTTTAGTGAGAGAGAAAGTAGAAACATGAAAGCCTTAGTAGAAAGTTTAGGAGATATTACAGCTCATGTTGATTGTCATAATATTATTTCTCAAGTAAGTGACTATTGCTTATTCTATCCGCGTTTTGCTAACCAACCTAACAATGTAATGACTGAACTACTATCTGAAATATCAGATCATGGCGACTATGTTACATGGGGTTCAAGCACCTTAGCGTCATTTAGTAACTGGGTAGGTATTAAGCATGGTACAACTTCTTTCTTGCCTGAAGTATATGAAGGTAGAGCTGGGAAACCTAGAGGCGCTCAAGAAATGTGGCGTTCAGTTTACTATTTAGGAAACATCATAGTTAAATTAGCTAAATTGGACACTAACAAGGAAGGAAGAATTGCTAATCAACCTATTGTAAAATCTTTGGTTTATAGTAGCAGATTTGATAAAAAAGATACTAAACCATTTTCTCTTATTGCAAAAAAAGATTACCAACGTATGTTAATGACACAACAAAGGTTCCAAGTTACAGCTAATGGGTTTGTAGAGTTAAACGGTTCTATAACTGTTGAAGTAGATAGAGACACAACTATTGCTGTTGCGCCTTATGTTGTCCAGAACTATCATCCATATAGTGGTAATGGTAAGAGTAGAAAACGCCACTTATACAGAGTTAGAATGCCGGTTAAAAAAGGATGGCATACTATACCATTACATGCTATTGCACCAGTTCAGTATTCTACAACAAGCCCAAACAAAGTACACAGATCTAACGAAGTTATGGGTGTTATAGATATATTAAGAACTAAAGGCGTTGCAAAAGTTAGAAACTTAATTATCAACCTTACTTTTACACCTTCGCATTCACACACAGCAGTTCAAATTCTTAAATCTGGTGGGTATGGTAACCAAAAAGAGAAAACATTCCATCAAGTTTATCCTAATAAACCGAGCGCATATACTAAAACGAACAAAATCATTCATAAGACTAAAAAGAAATAATAAGGAGGACTCATAATGGACGGATTTTATAAAGAAGCGAAAATTACCACTGTTGATGAACCTTATTTAAAACCGATATCTGATGAGGGTATCGGTTTTTATAATATGGATATAAACACGGCTGTATTAACGTTTCAAGTACGTAGAAATATAAACGGAGAGAATTACCCGTTAGAGATTAGCGAAGCAAATACAGAAATTACAGCTTACTTTGTTTCTGATAATGGTTCTTCTACAGGCAGAGTTGAAGTCGAATACGTTGACCCTATGCAAGGTATTATACGACTAACTCTTGATAACGATTTTTTAAAGGCTTCTACAGACACTTCTGTAACTGGACAAATATATATCAAAGCAGTTGGAAGAAAAGATACAGTTGTACTTAACGAGTTTCGCTTTTACGTAAAAGATGCATTAATTAACCAAATAGATGCTGATATTAAAATCAGATATATTAGAGAGATTGACGATCTTGTTGATTTAGTGAAAGACAGAATTGATACTGTATCAAAAGAATTAGAAAACGTTCAAAATGCTGAAGAAGAATTCATGAATTTTGTAAATACTCAAAAGTCAGAATTTGTTAAACAAGTTAAAGATTTGCGGGAACAAATGGAAGGTTTCGCAAGACAAACCGAAACAGAGTTAACAGACTATCTAAATAATATTAACGATAAAATTTTAGAGGTTAATGAACGATTAAATTCGGCAACTGAAGGAGTTATAACAGAGGAAAACTTAGACGAGCACCTTATCAACTACGCTAAAAAAGATGAAGTTAATCAGCAGTTATCTAAGAAGGCAAACGAAGATGAATTTAAGACACTTTCTGATGGTTTAGATGAATTAATACAAAACAAAGTTAATGAAGCTATAAAGAGTGCTACAGGTCAATTATCAGCACTTACAGAAGCCGAAGGTTTTGCTATTAGGTTAGATAATGTTGACTTATCTACTATGAGCAAAATTGATAAAACTGGTTTTTACTACCTTTACAACCCTACAAATTCTCCAGATCCCGATAATCAAAGTGGCTATGCTATCGTTATTGCGAGAAGTGACACATACAAAAAAGTGTTGTTTATGCCTTACAACAGACACAGAATATACTCTCGTAATATGATGGGCGAAACTACAAGATGGGGTTCTTGGTATGATGCTACTAAAGGAGTAGTAATACCTGGTTCAGACCCTGTTGTATAGGAGGTATTTTATAATGAAAAATAATTCAATCACTTACTCGTTATCATTTTTGATGATTTTAGGATTTGGAGCATTGATGTTTGAACGTGGTTTTTTCTGGACAAGAGAACAGGCGTCAATCATTAGAGATAGTGATTTCTATTTAGCTTTACATCATATAATGCCTATTTGGATATGGGGAGTCCTTGCGATGATTTTTAGTGCTTTTATTATAATTGCCCCATTCTTTTTACCTACACAAAAGTTAAATAATACTTTCAACTATCTTATTTGTATTGGGGGTTGGGGTAATGCTTGCTTTTACTTTTTAATGACATCCGCTAGTATGTTTCATGCTATTAATTGGCTTTCTCCTTTGCAATTCTCTACCTTTACAATGATCTGTGGCATTTTAGGGTTCTACGGAGGTGTAGAAATTGTCTCAAGAAGAAGATAAATATGTATTACGTACAGAATGGATAAAGAATACAGGTAAAATTTATGAAAAAATCAACGAAAATGATAGAAAACACATTGAGGCATACAGCACACTAGATAAAAGGCTCGAAAAACAAACAGGATTACAAGAAAAGCAGTTTGAGTCGCAAGAACGATTAGAAAAACATTTAGAAAAAATTAGTGGTGTGATAGAAAAAGTGGGAAATGAATTCACTGACGTAAAGTACACAGTTAAATCTCACGAAGCGCAATTAGAAAATATAAATAAGTCGATTTCTGATAAACAAAAAGGAAATGTTCAAGTAGTAGTAGCGTTAATTAGTGGTGGTTGCGCTATTATTGCAGCTGCTTTCGGTTTAGCCTCCGTACTATTTTAAGCTGACACTTTAGTGTTGGCTTTTTATTTTTACAAAGAAAGTAGGTGTGTAAATGGCTATACTACCTAAAAGCGGAAAGCCAACAGCTTCGCAAGTTGTAAATTGGGCTAAATGGATGGCTAAGAACCATAAAGGGGTAGATATTGACGGAAGATATGGTTTCCAGTGTTAACTTTCAGCACCATTAGTGAGTAATCATTAATGAAAACTCCTCTAATTCATGGGAACCCCTAACGTAAAGACGAGGGCAATCATGAGCGAAGCCTAGAGATAGGAACGTGCAACGACTAGTCGAAAGACGTACGCTCAAGCGAGTGGAAACGGGGAGCAACCTATTGGGTTGATGATATAGTCTGAACATTCATAGAAATATGAAGAAGGTAGTAAGTAGCGAATACTATCGTAACAATATTGTGGGATCTACCTAACTATATTTTTCAAAGATATTGGCATTTTAGAACTTGGGGAAATGCAAATGCTATGGCAAATCGTAGTCAATACCCTAATAGATCGTGGAAAATTTATAGAAATACATCTAGTTTCACACCTAAGCCTGGTGATATAGCAGTATGGACTTATGGTTGGGCTGGACATACTGCAATAGTTGTTGGTCCTAGTGATAAATCACACTTTAAATGTGTGGATCAGAACTGGGTGGGTTCTAATCAATGGAGTGGATCAAGAGCGGCTTTTGTTAATCATAACTATAACGGTAACGGCGGGAATATCTATTTTGTTAGACCGCCATACAAAGCAGAGAAAAACCCGCCTAAGCCTAGCGATAGCTCAAGTAGTTCAAGTAATACGGCAACAGACAACAATAAAACAGTCACAATCAAAAAGAAACAAACACACATCAATTTCACTATTGACGATGAAGAACCAACATATCCTGAATTTATCCCTCACGATATCGTACAAGGTAAAGATAGAGGATATAATCCTAAAAAAGTGACTATAAGAAATGCGAATACGATGTGTTCTGTGCTTGACTTATACTTTGACAGAGAAAAATATCTAACTGACAAAGAATATCCCCACTACTTCATAGATAGAAATCATATATGGCAACCGAGATTAGAGATGTACGAAGTACCAAGCCACCCAGACAATATTGTCATTGAAGTTTGCCAAGATTTATCAGCAAGTAAAGATGATTTTATAGTCAATGAAATACACACGATGTTGCAAGCAGTTTCAAGAATGAAATATCAAGGTATACCAGTTAAACCATCTTCTATTGAAGTTGATACATCTAATATTTGGAGAAGTGTATATGAGCACGGAGATTGGGATATATCACTCAATGGGTTACCACCTAAGAAAAATGTAGATAAAACCATTAATGGTCTTTTATACCTTTATAAAAACAGTAAGAAATTACTTTCTGAAATACCTAAAGATAAAGTTAAAACAAAAACAATTAAAGTTACTGTTTCTGCTTCTAGTGTTAACAAAAACAAAACTACAACGACAACTAAAAAAGGAAGCAAAGAACCTTCTGTGGTGATTTCCAGAAGTGCTTATTCATTCAAAAGAGCCGTAGCTATTCAAATGACTAAATCTCCTCAAATCAACTATGGTAATGGTTGGTATGGTGCCAGTTATTCGGCAACCCTTAATGCTATGAACTCTTTAAAAATATGGAATAGCAAAACGCAAAAATATCAAATGCTTAATTTAGGTAAATATCAAGGTATTTCGGTTTCAGCACTTAATAAAATATTGAGAGATAAAGGTTCTTTATCTGGACAAGGTAGAGCAGTTGCTTATGCTTGTAAGAAATACAATTTAAATGAAATATACTTGATTGCACATGCCTTTCTGGAAAGTGGTTATGGTACATCTTACTTCTCAAGCGGTCGTGCGGGTGTTTATAACTACTTTGGTATTGGTGCGTATGATTGGAACCCTGATAATGCTATCTCTTATGCGAGAAGTCGTGGTTGGACGACGCCCGCTAAAGGTATTATTGGTGGTGCTAAATTTGTAAGACAAGGTTATATTAGCAAAGGGCAAAATACACTTTATCGTATGCGTTGGAATCCACGTCATCCAGGAAATCATCAATACGCTACCGACGTACGCTGGGCACAAGTTCAGGCAGCAACAATCAAAAATCTGTATGACAAAATCGGAATTAAAGGTGAACATTTTATTAGAGACAGATATAAATAACAGGGCTATGTGCTGACAGCATGTAGCCCTAAATTATTAAAAAGAGGTGTTTAAATGGAAACGTACAAAACCGGTACAGTTAACACAATTATCAATGAAAATGGTGTTGATTTAGGCAGCATAAACGTTAATCTGTACACAATGGATAACAAGACATCTGTTATTGATATCCATATTAAGAAAAAGAACATTATTAATGAAAATCAAGAATACATCTCTGTGAATTTTAATCAGACGAAATTCGAACCTGTATTACATGTTTTTGCACAAGATGGTTCTATATTCACTAATGAGCCATTAGAAATAGTTAAAGCTGAAGAAGGCTTTGTAAGATATATTATCCCTGAATATATCACTAAGCATGTAGGGCAAATGCAATGTAAATTATTCTTAGAAAATCCTGAAAATAACGATAGCACACATGTTGCTAACTTTTATTTTACTGTTAACGACAGCGGTATAACTAAAAGTGTAGGCAAAGAAATACGTGTGGAATTACTAGATGATATCGTAGAAAAAGTAATGAAAGACAATGTAGATATTTTCAAAGGACCTAAAGGAGATACTGGAGAACAAGGTCCAGCAGGACAAGACGGTAAAGATGGTAAAAATGGCATTAATGGTATCGATGGTATTAATGGGGACCCTGGTCCACAAGGACCACCGGGAAAAGATGGTAGAGATGGCGAGATTGGTCCAGTAGGTCCAAAGGGTCCAAAAGGCGATACCGGAGATAAAGGGGAGCAAGGCAAACAAGGTCCACCGGGAAAAACACCAACTTTACCAGATTTTACAAATTGGCAGAAATATAAGTTTTCTTCGGACAACGGCGAAAGTGTTTCAGTAGATTTAAATAATGATGCAAATAATTTAGATAAATTGACACCAGGGTTTTACTATTTTTCGAACACGCCTGGTTTGCCATCTAATCAAAATGTTGCAGGTACTGCATTAGTAATAAAAAGAGATAAAAATTCAGTGAAACAAATTTTCTTCTTCCCTTACACAACAAACGCAATTTACATTAATAGTTATTATACGGAATGGAGTGGTTGGCAAATTGTAGGTAGCATCCAACAAAGTGATACTGGTTGGATTCCACTAGCAATTAAAAATGACTATGAAATAATCACTGACCTAAATTATGAACAGTCTTATCGTGTGATTGATTATGGTAATTTTAAAAAAGTATCTGTTCGCTTAGGTGTAATTGATAATTCGCCAAGAAATGAAAATGTTGTTGCGTCTATTCCTAAAGAACTTAATCCATATGATGTGTATGGTTTTGGAGTGTCACATATTCATGGTGATGCTGTAAAATTAAGAATAGCAGGAGGAGATATAACGTTAAAACTCAATGCTTTTTACGAGAATGTTGATGTTTACTATCAGGGAGAATGGATAATATAGGGGTGGAAAAATGTATAAACAAATTTTTAACAAGACCAATGGTAAACCTGAATTAATTAAATCAATAAAAAACAAAGAAACTGGAGAAGAATATTTTGATTACAATGAATCAGAATATACAGCAGAAATACCTTCTTCAAATTTATACGAACCAATTCATTTTGAAAATGGTGAATGGAAAGGTGTTACTAGAGAAGAATATTTAAAACGACAACCTAAAGTGGAAATTGAAGAAGCACCCGATGACAAAGATGTTTTAATAGCAGACCTAACATTAAAACTAATGCAAACACAAAATACAGTAGTAAATTTACAGAATGATATGGCGAATTTAACATTACAAGTTTTGGAGAGTGATAGCAATGCGTAACATAGGTATTAGATATTATAAAATGGGCTTATATAATGAAGAACAATTTGCTTTATTTGTAAAAAGAGGGTTTGTAACGCCCGAAGAATATTTAGAGTTAACTGGTGTTGAATACGATCCCGAAAAAGCACATGCGTAGAATTTATTAAGAGTCGACGTTTTATGTCGGCTCTTTAATTTATCTAAAGGAGATGTTTTTTTGAAAATTAACTGGATTAATCGTTTTAAAAACGGAACAACATTAACAGCTTTAGTTGGTGCAGTATTATTATTTGCTAAACAAGTAACCGAAGCATTTGGTATAGATATATCTAGTCAACTTGAAACAATCAGTAGTATTCTGGGAAGTATTATTACAATACTTGTAGCTTTAGGTATTGTTACAAACCCTAACACTAAAGGTGTTGCTGATGCTGGTATTGACCTAGAACTAAATAAACCGCGTAATCAAAAAACGCACCCTGTACAGTTTAAAAGTGAGTCAGGCGCAGTGAAACCTGAAGTTTTCGACACTAATGAACCGTTTACTGATGATTCTGATGAAGAAGAATTCGAATTTAATAATGATGGAGGAGGAGCTCCAGATGAAAACACAATCTCAAATCAATAAACGTTTAAGAGATTATAAAAACGGTGTAGTAGATAGTCCGTATCGAGTGAAAGTATGGACGAGTTATGACGCTTCTTTTGGTGCTATGGAACCAGGATGCATTGATAAAGATCGTGCTTATCACGCACAGTGTATGGACTTGGCGATAGATTATGTAATGTGGTTAACTGATAATCAAACAGAGATGTGGGGCGATGCTAAAAGCTCTATAAAAAACAAATTCCCTAAAGGGTGGAAGATTGTAGAAAACAAACCGTCAACGATACCCAAAAAAGGTTGGATAGCTGTATATACAGCTGGAACCTATTCACGTTATGGGCACATTGGTATAGTATATAATGGCGGTAATACGAATAGCTTCCAAATTTTAGAACAAAATTGGAATGGTTGGGCTAATAAAAAGCCTAGCTTACGATGGGATAACTATTATGGTTTAACACACTTTATTGTTCCGCCTGTAGCGAAAGAAATAGAAGGACCTAAAAAAGATGTAAAATCAGCTCCTAAACAGTTAGTTAAGGAAAATAGTAGCATCAAAGTTAACACTAATCATATAAAAGGTTGGACTATGACTAAGAGAGGTCGTAAACCTAAAGGTGTAGTCATTCATAACGATGCCGGAACAATGAATTCAAAACAATACTACAACAATCTAGTAAACGCAGATTACAATAGATTAGCAAGAGGCATAGCTCACGCATATGCTGATAGAAACGGTATTTGGGAAGCTATATCAGAAGATAGAATTGCTTGGCATGTTTCTGATGGCGTTCAACCGGGTTCAGGTAATTTTGAAACTTATGGAATTGAAGTTAATCAATCAATGTATGTAAGCGATAAAGATTTCCTTAAAAACGAACAAGTTGCGCTTAAATTCGCAGCGCATAAACTTAAAAAGTGGGGGTTACCAGCTAACAGAAATACTGTTCGTTTACACAATGAATTTAGTTATACAGCTTGTCCTCATCGTTCAGCTAAATTGCATACTGGTATTGATCCAACGAAACAAGCATGGACTAAGGCAACACAACTTAAGTTAAAAGATTACTTTATTAAGCAAATTAGAGCTTATATGAAAGGCGATACACCTAAAGTTACTACAGTGAAAAACAAGCCTGGCAGTGCTTCTACTCCGGCTAACCGACGAGATATGAATGGTTGGAAAGTAAATAAATATGGAACTTATTATAAAACGGAACACGCAACATTTACACCTAATACTCCAATCAAAACACATTATGTAGGACCGTTTAGAAATTGTCCTGTGAGTGGCGTATTACAACCTGGACAAACAATAAAATATGACACTGTATGTAAACAAGACGGTCACGTTTGGGTGAGTTATACAGCTTATAATGGTAATGACGTTTGGTTAGCTGTAAGAACATGGAATAAAACAAATGATAGTTTAGGGAAATTTTGGGGTACAATCAATTAATCTGTTATAATACAATTACCACGTCATTATACAAGGGTAGTCGCTATGGCTACCCTCTTATAAATTACAATTAATTATGTCTATAATATGAAGATGTTAGATTGATATTAAAAAAACATAGTTTAACACTACATTGGTTACACGATCTATGCTACAATTAAATTACATACAATTTAATCTTTTTTACTCCTTTATAATTTTTGCTACCACATTCTTTTGAGTGTGGTGGTTTTTTATTTCAAACGCCTCGATTTCGACACGGATAATCAAAACCCGTCGAATTCGACGGGTTCTATAAACAAAAATACGGAAGTATACACATTAAATATTAATTGAGTGTCTATACTTCCGTACATAAGTTAATAAAATTCTATATCGTTTATTTTGATAGAATGCCTGTTT